GTGAAGGGTACAGCGGCTTATGAGCTACCTGTAGGAACAATCGATCTAATAAGCGCAGTAATACGCGACAGCTCTGGCACAGATACTTCTGATCAAATCATTAACCGCGTATCTATTTCTGATTACAACCAACTGCCAAACAAAGATTCTAGCGGCAAGCCAAGCCAATATATGCTCGACAAGCAATACACGCCAAAAGCATACTTCTGGTCAGTTCCAGATAAAACAACATATAGTATGGTATATTGGGCGATCAGGCAGCTTGAAGATGTCACGGCATCCAATCAAGACGCAGATATTCCATATCGTTGGAACGAATGCATCTGCGCTGGCTTGGCAAGCAAACTGGCAATGAAATTCGCAATTGAAAAGTTCACAATGTTAAACGAAATGTATGAACGTGCATTTAGTTTTGCAGCAGCTTCAGATAATGACGGTGTATCTCTGAGGGTTCAGCCCACTGCGCTGAATTTATATTAATGGCAAAATACGCAAGAGGCAAAAAATCCCAAGCGATAAGCGACAGAGGTGGCCTAAAGGTTCCATATACGGATCTTATGACCACTTGGGATGGCCTTCGCGTATCACCAGATGATTGGGAGCCAAAGCAACCACAGCTAACGCCTGCTAAGAATGTTGTTGATGCGACAGCATTGTTTAATCCGCGTCCAGATAATGACCCTGAAAATGCGACTGTATTTCTAGGATACAACTTCGACATCTTCACGCCTATCCAAGAGCGCCCTCCAGTGGGCATACACGGCCTTGGAGCGGTTTCGCATGGGTCTGTAGTGGAAATGGAGGCTTCGGTCACTGGTGTGGCTGGTACGGGCGCTGTGGGTACTGTGTATCCAAACCCAGCTATAAACCCAGCAGTCGGCACAGGTGCGATTGGTAATTACGAAATTGTTATATCCACAGATGTAAACGTCACCAGTGTGATCGGCACAGGCGCTCTTGGCGTATTCGCCACGGCTACTACTACTGACGGCGTGGCTGGTACAGGAGCTATCGGGGATTCATCTCTAAAAGCCTTTGCAACGCCAGATGGAGCAGTTGGTACTGGATCTATTGGAGCTTACACTGTAAAGAGCAAGGCATCACCAGCCGCTGCAACTGGCACAGGCGCGATAAATATAGATACGGCTGTTTCTGAAATAGATGTTTCTGGCGTTGCTGGTACTGGATCTGTTCATGTTATCGGAACTGGGGCTGGTAGCGACTTTAATCTCATTGTTGGCCCAGTCACTGGATTGGGTGGCGTAGGGTCAATTGGTGATAATGCTGATACAGATGCTGTTGCAGAAATAACTAAAACAGGCGTGGCAGGCGTAGGGGCTATTGGTACAGTATTCCCAGCGGCAGGCTGGGGAGATAATGCGTGGGGCGCAGGAACTTGGGGTGATGGATAATGAATTACACGCAATTAAAGTCTAACATCGAAAACTTTTTAGAAGATGACAGCGCAGAGCTGACTACTTCTATTGACCAAATAATAGCACAGGCTGAAGAGATGATCTTTCAGCGGCTCCCCAACTTGCCTTGCTTTAGAAACAACGCATCAGCGGCACTGGTTCAAGGCACAACAGATTATACTGTGCCATCTGCGCGAATGATCAGACAAGTTTCTGTCATTACTGCAAATGTAACGTCATACTTAAATCACAGAGTAGACTCATATCTGCGTGATTACTGGCCAAACGCCACAACTCAAGGCGTTCCAGAAATGTATAGCACAAAAACAGCGGCGATTGGCGGCACAACTTTTACTGTTGCACCCACTCCAGACGCAACAACATCAACCTATCAAGTTGATTATATCGCCCCAGCAACAGGTTTAAGTTCAAGTAACACAAACACTTGGATTGGAGATAACGCAGAAAATGTGTTATTATCGGCGTGTCTTTACGAAGCATCAGCTTTCTTAAAAGCTGGAGAAACTTTAGCACTTTATAAGACACAATTTGACGAAGCAGTGCAATTATTTGTACAAGAGATGCAGCGAGACTACGCATCAGAATATAACGGAGGTTTATAATGGCTATCACGCAAGCAATGTGTACAAGTTTCAAAGAAGACTTGTTTCAAAAAGAACAGGATCTGGATTCTGATACAATCAAGATTGCGCTGTATACTTCATCAGCGTCATTAGATGCAGCAACAACTGCATATACCACCAGCGGCGAAGTCGCTTCTGGCAATGGATATACGACAGGCGGCGAGACACTCACTTCACCAGTGATTGGCACAAGTGGCACAACAGCATATGTTGACTTCGCTAATCCAGAGTGGACATCAGCATCATTCACAACGGCTGGCGCTTTGATTTATAACGACACAACAGTAGGCGATAATTCAATTGCGGTTCTAAACTTCGGCGGTGACTTTACGGTTACGTCAGGCACATTCCGCATTGTGTTCCCAACACCCGGCGCGGCTGGTTTAATCCGCATCGACTAAAAACAAAAGGATAGTACAACATGGCTAGTACCTACACAAATGACCTTCGCCTCGAAGAAATGGCCACAGGGGAGAACTCTGGCTCATGGGGTACGAAGACCAATAATAATCTCGAACTAATTGCGGAAGCGTTTGGGAGAGGCGTTGAGTCGATTACGGACATAAGCAACACTGACATTACAATGTCAGACGGCACTTCTGATTCTGTTCGTTCTTTAGCTTTAAGGATAAATTCTAGTGAAGATTTAACTGCCGATAGGCAAATTACTTTGCTGCCTAACACAATTAATAAAGTTTGGATTATTGAAAATAATACAACTGGCGGGAAATCGATAACTGTAGCGCAAGGCAGCGGAGGAACTGTTTCTATTAGGAATGGCGAATCAAAAATAATTGCGGCGACAGGAGCAGGAGCTTCTGCAAGTGTTTTTGAAGTCACAGAAAAATTATCTATTACTGATTTGTTTGTGTCAGGGAACATTGAAGTCGATACTACTATTGATAACGATTATATGGGTCAGTTTGCTTTATGGGATAACAGCCAAAGTTCTAGGCCATACCTTAGATTAGCAAAGTCATTAGGTGCATCAATTGGCACTCACGCTGCTATGACTACTAACGATCTTATGGGTGAGTTTGTTTTTTCAGGATCAGATGGAAGCGATTTTTATGATGGAGCGAGTATCAGGGCCAGAACCACACAAGATTATACAGGTAGTAATGGCGGGGCTAAGTTAGAATTTCAAACTACTGCTAACGATAGTCAAACTCTTGAAACAAAATTAACTTTAGATCAAGATGGAACCCTTGAGGCTTTAGATATTACTTCTGACAAGCTGACCATAACCATTCCAGCGGGTCAATCATCTCCATATAATGCTATTGATTTAAAATCAAATAACAACGATGGAACTGCTGGAAATATTTTACGTTTCACAGATACTGACAGCACTGCTGTAAACAATGCCCCAATTGGACAAATTGATTTTTATGCTACAGAAACATCTTCTGTTGTAGCATCTATTTCTGGCAATAATGCAGACGCATCGCCGTCAGGAGATTTAAGATTTAAAACTGCTGAAGATACCACATTGGTTGAGCGGTTAAGAATTGAAAACGATGGAAGAGTTAAGTTTTTGGATTCTACAGGATCTAATGCTTACATGAGTTGGGATAATGTAAGTAAGGGGTTAGTAATTGGTGATAATGTAAACACCACACTTGCTGATGCTAATCTTAATTTAAAAACAAATCTTAATCATACTGCTGAATTTACAGCTTCCATTAGTGGAACTGTTTTAACAGTTACTGCTGTGGCTTCTGGAGCTATTGCAGTTAATGATATTGTTTACGGCAGCGGTACATCCATAAGAACAAAAATTATTTCTAATGGAACAGGCTCTGGAGGAACAGGAACTTATAACGTAAGCATTTCACAAACAGTGTCTTCAGGCACTATGAGAACAATATCTGAAGCTAAAAATACAATTAGATTTACAGATGAAGACACAGCCGTTGCGGGTGAAGGCCCAATAGGTACTTTAGAATTTTATTCATCAGACAACGCAGGCATAAAAGCGTTTATCGGCGCTACTTATCAAGATGGTGGCCCCGATGGAAATCTAATATTTGCAACAAACCAGTTCAGTGTTGATCCTGATGGCGCAAAAGAGAGAATGCGTATAAAATACAATGGTTACGTTGGAATCGGAGACAACAATCCCAGTTACCCATTACACATTTATGGGGCGACAGAAAATAGTTTGGTCCACCTTGAAAGTGGTGACGCCATTTCCCTTATTAGCTTCCAAGATAACACTACTAACGATTTCCCGAAGATTGGTGCGGAAGGTGATAACTTAGTATTTAAAAGTGGCAGCGCTGGTACTGAATGGATGAATTTGAGCAGTACAGGAGTGCTAAGTTTATATGGCACTACTGCTAAAATGTACCAAAGTGGCGATGCGGCGGTTGAATTTAAGTTTGATGCTAATAGAGCCTCATCAGGTCAAACAATAGGCCGCACCCGTTGGTATTGGAATTCAAACGAGGTAGCCAGAATCCAAGGAATCACTGGAGACGACTCCACTAATAAAGATAATGGAGAGTTAGCATTCTACACATCATCAGCGGGTGGCAGCGTTGAACAAGCAATGAGGATCTTATCGAACCAAAAAGTATCAATTGGTGGTGTAACAGATTTTGGAACAGAAGACAAAGAAAAGCTATTAGTTGATGATACTGGTGGCGGCACTATTAGTATGCGGAGAAATGATGCCAGCATTTCAACTGGCAATCATCTAGGTGGCCTTATGTTCTATGGGTCAGACGGGGCCACCACTGGCACAGATGGTCGTGGTGCAAAAATCTTAGTACAAGCGGCAGGAGGCTGGAGCGCAGGCAATTTCGATGCGAAAATGCGGTTCTACACAACGCAGGCTAGTACAGAAACTGAAAGATTAAGAATAAACTATAATGGGCATATTGAAATAGGACCACAACAAGAATTAGCTTATGTAGTTTTAGGCAACGAAGGGTCTGGGGTTTCTAATGATTCAAATTGGCTAAGAGCCAACGGGAAGCTCCTTCAATATAATTGTGCAGGAGGAACTGGCTCTGCTCATGCATGGGAAGTTGGTGGAACGGAAGGTATGCGATTAGATAAAGATCGCATCTTTACCCTAAATGCACAGCCTTCATTTATGGTTGTTAAAAGTAGCAACCAAAATAATCTTCCAATTAATTCTGATACATTGATTACTTGGGACAGTGAAAAGTGGGATGTTAATGATGACTTTAATACTAGCGATAATGAGTTTGTTGCTCCAGTAACGGGTAAATATTTTTTATCAGTCGCATTAAGAATGAACAATATTGATGTTTCTGCGACATACTATGCATTTAAAATAACTACTTCTAATAGAGAATATAGGAAGCTATATACTGGCACAACCTTTGGAGCATCAGACCCCTCATTTCGTTCCATAACTTATTCAGTCGTAGCAGACATGGACACTAATGATACTGCTGTTATTGAGATTTATCAAGAAGGTGGAACAGCACAAACTGACGTAGATGATGCTATTACCTACACATTTTTTCAAGGTTATCTAATGGGATAATTGGGCGAAAAAACCCTGTCATAAAGGAGACAAAAAATGGCAATTAACATTACAATTAATATTAATGACACTGATGAAAAAGTGTTATTAACAGATATTAAAAATATTGATGAATGGGTGCAAAAAGCAGTTTCTGGGAAAATCTCAAATTGTTGGAAACGTATGCAGAAAAACTGGACTCAGCAACTGATGGATGATGATAGCTTTACTGGCGGCATACCATCTAATAAATCTGACTTTGTTGCTCTTGTTACTACAAGAAGCGACTATAAAAACAGAGCGCAACTAGACGCTTTGTCCAATGAGGCAGATCGCTCTGTGGGCGAGACACCCTCTTAACATACAAAAAAAGGAAACTTACAAATGGCTGAGAAAAAAACAACGCCTGTCGTAATTGATGACAAAGAATATGTTTTGGAAGATATGACAAATGAACAAATTGAAATGGTTGATCATGTGTCTGATTTAGAACGTAAAATATCTAGTGGCATGAGGAATGTTCGTCAAATGGAAGGCGGTAAAGAATATTGGCTGGCAAGGCTAAAATTTTCTTTAATTGAAGTGCCTGAAGAAGCAAAAATACAAGAAGATACTTAAAAAAATGGAAATGAACGCGCTTATTAATGTCGCTTTAACCGCAGCGATAGGTGGAATTGGGTGGTGGCTGAAGGCCCAACACACCGAAATTGGGCGCGTTCAAATTCTCTTGAATAAAACAAGAGAAGAAATGGCGAAGGAATACGTCAATAAACTAGATGGCGCGTCAACTATGAGTCAAATTGTAGCGCGTTTTGATCGCTTGGAGGAAAAGATCGACCGTCTAATGGAGAGGTAAGGAGCCTTCCTATAGCATGATTGAAGTTTTGGCCCTAGCAGGAGCTGTCACTAAAATAGCAAGTGGCATTAGTTCTGCCGTTCAAGCTGGTAAAGACATGAACAGTCTTATGCCACATTTTGGAAGATTAGCAAAATTAGAAGCAGACATTAACCTTGCCGAAAAAGGCAGGCATAAAGGACCGTTGGGAAGACTGACTTCCAGCGAAGAAGAAGGGTTCGCTATAGCGCAGGCAAAAATGGCCCACAAAGAAGCTATGGATACCCTTCGCAGTCATTGCCAGTTATATGGGCCTCCGGGCATGTGGGATATGGTGGTGCGTGAGCAGGCTGAAGCTAGAAAGCGCCAGAAAGAAGCCTTAGAAGCACAAGCTGCTTCCAGAGATAGGTTATTCTGGGGTATTTCTTTATGTCTAGGGGTTTTGGTTTTTCTTGGTGGAACTGCTGCAATGATCTGGGGTGTGGATAAGTTGGCGAATGGGTGACGTTATACAAGAATAGATTAGGAAAATACGTTGTATGTGACAAAGCTGGAAAAATTGTTATAATAACGCACCACAGCGGAATAGCAAAGGCGTGGTTAGAAAAAGGAAAGCGTGATGGCAACAAAGCTAGATGAGTGGAAAGTTCTGCCGCGTCTGATGATGCTGGTGACAACCATTATGTATATACGCTGCCTAGAGTGGGCATTATCTCAACCTGAATTGTCTGTTTCTCAGGCGGGTTTAATATCAGTTGTAACTGGGGCTTTCACGGGAAGTTTCGGCATCTGGATGGGTAAGGAGTCTAAGTAATGTTACAAGCACTTATAGGTCCAGTGGCAAACCTCGCAGGCTCTTGGTTGCAAGGTAAAGCAGATAAAAACGCAGCTAATGCTGAGTTGAAACTAACTGAGGCAAAAGCAAAGGCCCAGATATTATTATCAGAAAAGACAAGCGTTGCCGACTGGGAGCGCATTATGGCAGAAGGCGCTAAGTCTAGCTGGAAAGACGAATTTTTCGTAATTGTCCTGTCGATTCCATTAATTTTATGCTGGATACCGGGCGCAGAAGGTTGGGTTGATCGTGGCTTTGAGCAGCTCAACAAAGCTCCAGACTGGTATTTTTACAGCCTTGGAATTGCAATTTCAGCCAGTTTCGGTGTGCGCGGGG